GCTCGGATATTTTGAAATACGTTGATTATCCCGTTAATGTTGCAAAACCAAATATTATAAGAGAAACAATTGATGCAATAAACTTGTGGGAAACAAGGGTAAATGTTGATTCTGTAAATGTTGAAATTAATGAGGCTCAAATAAATATTAAGATTCAATGGAGTCTTAAAGAAGATTCTTCAACAACTTCAACTTCGGAGGTGAATTTATGACACAACTTCCTGAACCTAATTTCATAAATCGTGATGCCGAAACTGTTACGAATGAATGGATTGCACTTTATGAACAGAAAACAGGTAAAGTCTTGCAACCTGCTCAGATTGAACGGTTGATGATTGATGTCGGAGCTTATCGAGAAAATCTTTTAAGAATAAAAATTCAAGAAACAGCCAAACAAAATTTATTGAGTTATGCAAATTTAGATATGCTTGAACACATCGGGGAACCTTTGGGGGTTAAAAAACTTCTTGCAAATTGTGCATTAACAACTCTAAGATTTTCAGTCGATGAAGCACTTGAGTTTGATTACATAATTCCAAAAGGAACAGAAGTTGAAACTAAAGACGGACTTTTCGTTTTTGAAACGAAAGCTGATGTTATTTTAAAAGAAGGCGAATTATTTGTTGATTCTGATGCTGTTTGCCAAAGTGCCGGAATTGCAGGAAATAATTATATTTTAAAATCCATCAATAATTTAATTACACCGCTTTCATATATTTCAGCAGTTGAAAATACTGTTATTAGTTACGGTGGTGCAGATGATGAAGATGTTGAAAATTTAAGAGAAAGAATTCGTCAAGCTCCTGAAAGTTTTTCAAATGCCGGAAGTAAAGGAGCGTATAAATATCATACTTTATCTGCTCATCAATCCATAACAGATGTTGCGATTTTATCTCCGACACCGGGTGTTGTTGAAATTTATCCGTTAACTAAAACAGGAAATCCGACAGCTGATATTCTTGAAATTGTGCAAGCATATTTAAGTGATGATAAAGTTCGTCCACTCACAGATTTAGTAAAAGTTAAATCACCTGAAAAGATAGAATTTCAATTAAAAGCAAATATTATTTTATTTACTGATGCAGATGCCACAAGCGTTATGACAACTATTAATGCAAAGTTGAACGAATACAAAGTTGCACTTTCTGAAAAACTCGGAAAAGATGTCGTAATGACACAAATTATTTCTATTTTAAACAGCGTTTACGGTGTGTTTAAAGTGGAGTTAATAATTCCATCTGACATCGATATTTTGGATTATCAATGGGCAGATTTAAAGAGTTTTGAAATCACAATCGGAGGTTATGCTAATGAATAATATCACTCCGATTAATGATGAATTTTCAAAAATATTTGATGAAATTTGTGAGGAACGATTTGCAGGGTTAGACTTAAACTGTCTGCTTGTAACTATTATCGATAATGTTCCATCTGATGCCCTGCCACATTTAGCTGAGCAATATCACGTTACAGGAAATGAGGGTTGGTTGCAATGTCGTAACGATGACGAAAAACGAGACCTAATAAAACGTGCGATTGAAGTTCACAGGTACAAAGGTACAAAATACGCACTCACTAAGATATTTGATATGTTTGGATTACAAGGCAGAATTAACGAATGGTTTGAAACAGACTCAGAACCTTTTACTTTTTCTGTGGATTTAGATTTCATTTCTAAAGGGTTTGATTTTGATTTAATTTCAAAACTTGAAGATTTAATTAATGAATACAAAAATGTACGTTCGCATTTATCAAATTTAAAAATATCAATGTCCAACAATGCAAATAATTATAAGTACAAAATGGCAAGTATCACAGGTGAATGCACCACTATTTATCCTTATCAAAAATCATTAATTTTCGATGATGGTAATTGGAATGAAACTTATTGGACGAAAAAAGAGAATGAAGAATTAAAACTGAAGTCATTAATTTTTGATTCTTCAACTTGGGACACATCACTTTTTGCATTTGGATAATACAGGAGAAATTATGGATTTTTATACATTACTTACAAACGGAGGAAAAAGCAGAATAGTACGTTCTTATGCTGACAACAGTATTTTAGAACTTAAATCTTTTGCAGTCGGTGACGGTGGGGACAGTTATTATGACCCTGATGTTAATCAATCAGAATTAATAAATGAAACTTACAGAGGACCTATTTCCAAAATTTATGTTGATACAAATTATGAAAACAGACTTATCGTAGAATGTGCAATCCCTTCTGATAGTGGCGGATATTATATTCGGGAAGTCGGCATTTTTGATGCAAATCAAAATTTGTTTGCGATTGGTAGAATTCCTGAAAGTTATAAGCCTGTTGAAGATGAAGGTTCAACTCGTGATTTCTATATAAAAGTTGTGTTAGAAGTTGAAAATTTAGAAGATAGACAATTAATAATTGATTCTAATGTAAGTTTGGTTTCGCAAGATTATTTAGAAAACTCGCATAATCAAGATGTAAACGCACATTATAGAAAAATTGATGCAGATAAAGTCGACGGCTTTCATGCAGGAAATGAAAACAATCAAGTGGCAACTTCAAACGGGATAAAATGCGAGAATTTGAATGCTGATTTGATTGACGGACATCATGCGGGGAACGAATCAAACAATGTTTTAGTGCTTGATGAAAATGGAATTGTGCCGGAAGAGAATTTAAACCCTTATGCAGCAAAGGAACACTCTCATCCCTTAAGTGAAATTTTAACAAGCGAAGCTATCCATGGGTTTCATAACATGTATATTGAATCAGGAGTAAACGAGGGAACTACAAGTTATGTTTACCCACCTGAAGGTTACACAATGGCTGATTTGTTAGCTTTTATTCCGTCAATTCGAACAATATATTTTGCAGGAGCTGTTGACTATAATGATTCACTTTATTGTTACTGGGAAAAAGACGTAGCAAAAATAATTATAACTTGCTATAACACTGAACAACGCTATACCCCAAGCGTTAATTGGCTTGCCATTTGGAGAAAAGGCGGTAGCCGAGAGTGAAGTATGAAAAGGCTTGCAGAAGTGCAAGGCTTTGGAATACGTAACTGAACGATAGCGACGTAAGAGTTTTGAAAAAACTCCACAGGAGCTGAATAGACCTAATCAAGGAGAAAATTAATGACAAAGATAAATGAATTAATACAATTTAAAGCAGGGAAAAAAGCTATTGCAGAAGAGGTTAATACAAACTTTGAAACATTGAGGCTTTCAAATAACGAACAAGAAGAAAAACTAAATACGCTTGATTCAAAATTTGATAAAACGGGTGGAAAGCTTCAAGGTGCTTTAGTTTTAAATGATGCGGTTGAAATCAATTGTGAAACTTCTGACTTGATTCTAACAAATACCACAAATTATTTTAAAATATCCGGTCTGTCATCTATTGAAACATTCTCAGGAATTAATGAAGGTCTTGTTATTTTAGAATTTACTACAAGTCGCTTATTGGTTAACAGTAATAATTTACAGTTACAGAGTAATGTTGATAGGATTTGTAAAATAGGTGATTGCGGAATTTATCACATTGAAAACGGCATTGTAAAAGAAATCAATTATTTTTCAGCAAAAGAAAATCATACTAACTCGTTTCAGACACAAACCATTTTGGATTGCCCAAAGAACGAAAAAGGTCGAGCTGATTTTATTAGAAAAATAGAATTAGATGCAAACTATATGCCGATTATGACTGATTTTCAAAATGATATTTGCGTAATATCATCAAGCTCATATTATGACGGGAATTATGTGCCTTGGAGAGTTTTTCGTCATCATACAAATGATGCTTTTGGTTGGCTTACTCAAAACGGAGTGAATACAGGGTGGTTAAAAATTGAGTTTAGAAATACAACTCCGAAATTTAAAGCATTTTGTATCAATGCAAGAAATTCAGCTGATGCATATACTCATTGCCCCGCTGATTTTATAATAGAAGGTAGTAATGACGATACTAATTGGACACTTTTAGGTCAATACAATGATAATTATAATTGGGGACAAAATGAAAGAAGATATTTTGGCTTAACTTATTTTGACAAATTTAAGTATTACAGAATTTCAATTACTAAAAATTCAGGTAGTGGTGCTTTCGTTGGGTTTGGAGCATTGGAATTTTTTGAATCAAAAAATGATTATATGCCAATGGTCGCAAAATTAGATTTCAGTATTGAAAATCCTTTATTGATTAATAACGGAATTGGAATGAGTTCTTCCGGTAAAACAAATCAACTTTCTGTTATATCTTCAGAATTTAATTTAGAAAATTTATACAACAATTCATATATGTTTATAGCGACAGAACGTCAAGAAGATAATTGTTTCAAACCTGTTGTAACAACTGCTCAACCTGTTTATTCTCAAACACTTCAAAAATATTCTGTTAGGAATTCTGTTCCGACAATGATTTCATTTACAACAAGTACGGAATTTAATTACGGATATTCTGTATCTACAAGTAGTTATTATGCAGGACAAGGCGGAACTTTTTATCCGTTTTTCGCATTTAATCATAACTGGGCAAATAAATGGTTGGCTTCCGTTGCAGGTGGTAATCAATGGTTACAGTTTGATTTTCCTAATTATAGAAGAGCCGCAAGATTTACAATTATTGCTTCGGTCGATCAGCCGGCAGGATGTATAAAAAATGGTTTTATTAAAGGTTTTAACGGCGAAGAATGGATTGTTTTAAAAGAAATTAAAAACCAAGTCGGTTGGTATGCAAATGAAGTGAGAAATTTTGAAGTAGATGTGTTTGAAGAATGTTCTAAATTCAAACTTGAAATTACAGAAATTGAAAATCCCGCGATTAATGCTCAACTTGCACAGTTTGAAATTTACGAATTAGCTCATTGCTTTGTTATACCTGAAAACAAGTTCTATTTCTTCAATCAAGAAACACAAGAATACGAAACAAGAGAAATTAATTTTATAGGCAGAATAAAAACTCAAAATAACTTTGTGACAGAAGCTCAAAGCTATGCGGTGGAACATAAAGCAGTAAGTGAAGAAATACATTTAGCACCACACTCTACATATATAGTCAATCATAATCTTGGGTTAGATTATAAAAATATTAAAACCTCGGCTTGGATAAAAGATAAGACTAACGAATTTATTATGCCTTGGAATGCGCTGTCAATATTAGATGCAAGCCACGAATGGAACAACAATGCCTTTTATATTGATGATTGTTTGGCAGCAGTACGAACAGGAACAGGCTTGATGCAATATCGAGATTACAACGGTACAAATAGGTCTATGACGGCTAATTGCTCGCTTGTAGTTGAATTTGAAAGGAATTTTTAATATGCGTGAGCAGTGTGTGAAGCCTGAAAAGACTTTGAGAAGTCAAAGGCTTTGTAAGGTGAAACCGTTCTATGCCGACGTAAGAGTTTTAGAACGGAGTGAAAAAACTCAACAGGAGGAAATATGCAAACAGTAATAAGAAACGGTGAATATATCTTTGTTGAAAAATTAGAATTTAATGATATTGAAGTTCCTATCCGTCCACATTCTGATGCCCAATTTATAAACGGAGAATGGATTTTAGATTTAGACAATTATTTTAAAAATGATGATTCAAAAGAATCGCAAAAATTTTTAAACGACACTGATTGGCAAGTTATCAGACACAGAGACCAATTAGCACTTGGGATTGAAACAAGTCTGAGTGAAGAAGAATATTTAGAGCTATTACAAAATCGACAAAATGCAAGAAAGAAGGTGATTAATAATGTTGTTGAATAAAATATGTCTGCATTGGACAGCAGGCTCAAATAAACCTTGCGATACGGATTTGAACGCATACCACTTTGTTTTTGATAAAGATGGCAAGGAATATGCAGGGACTCATAAACCTGAAGATAACTTGAACTGCCAAGACGGAAATTATGCAAAACATTGTGGCGGAGGAAATACAGGTTGCATCGGTTTATCGTGCTGTGGAATGTATGTTTTTAACCTTAAAAATAAACAAACAAAATATCCACTTACGCAAATTCAAGTTGAAGCTATGTGTAAAAAAGCAGCGCAACTCTGTATGAAATACGGAATTTTAGTAAACGAAAAAACTGTATTTACTCATTATGAATTTGACCGTAAAAAAGCAAAACCCGAAGGTAAATTAGACATCGCATATTTGCCTTATCTTCCAAACCTTCAAAAAGAACGTGTCGGAGATTATTTAAGAAACAAAATCCAGTGGTATATAGCAAAAATAAAGAAAGGAAGTATAAAATGAATTTTTTAGCACTATTTAAAAATTGGAAAAACATTAACACTATATGGGCATTGATTGAGCCGTTTATCTTGAAATTGATTCAAAGGAACGTGCCAAATTGGGTAACAAAGCTCTATGAAAATCTTGCAAAATACACTCAACCCGCCATTGAAAGCCTCTTTGAATTAAAAGCAAAAATCAAAACAACCCCGTCAGAACTTGATAATTACTGTTTTACTCAAGGTGTAAACGCTCTTGATGCTTTTGCAAATTATCTTTTAGGAGTTGTGGCTAATTTAAGAAAGGAATAGTATGTTCGGATTTTCAGCACTCGGAAAAGCCTTTTTTGATTGCATATCTAACTTTGTTAATTATCAATCAGTAAAGATGGAAAACCAAGAAACGACTTCAGTTCTCGGTGATAAAAAAGACTTGAAAAAAGCGGGAAATATTGCTGAACAGATAATTGAAATTGCTCGTAAGTACGAATCTTCAATGTCGAATCGTGATCAGCGAAAGTTGAAGTCATTGATTAAAAAGTTTAACAAGGTGGATTGATATGTCTTGGCGAAATTTGATAAATATTATGAATATAAATAAAGGTTTCTTCTCCTTCTCTAATTCCTATGGAATCCCTGATATTAAAGCGGATGAGTTCTATATAAAAGAACTCATCCCATACAGGGTGAATGCAAATAGAAACGGAACAGCCCATTTCTTTTTAGATGACTATCGTTTTGAAAGATGTTGGAAAAACCCTTATTCCCAAATTGAAGAACTTGAAAAATATGACGGAGTTTTATCTCCGGATTTTTCAATGTACACAAATTATCCTGAAGCAATGCAGATTTGGCAGGTTTATCGTAATCGTTGGTGTGCTTGTTATTGGCAAAGTTTAGGAATTAAAGTTATTCCTACCGTCAGTTGGTCCGATGAAAAGAGTTTTAAATATTGCTTTTTAGGTATTCCAAAACATTCAATTGTTGCAATCGGAACTGTCGGTGTTTTGAATGATGAAACAGCAAAGACACTCTTTATGCAAGGATTTAAAGAAATGTTAAAACAACTTGAACCAAAAGAGATTTTGATTTATGGAAACAGACTGACAGAACTTGACGGATATGAAAATATCCGTTGGTTTGAACCGTATATGAATAAATTTAAAAGCGTGAGCCGAAAGTGAAGTTGGCGGAAACGTTGAGTTTTCGACAACGTAACTGAACGATGGCGACGTAAAAGTTTTTAAACGAAGTTGAAAAACTTCTCAGGAGCAAATAAAAAGAAAGCGAGGTAAATATGGGCGGACGTGGTTCAGGCGGAAGCAGAGGCGGTGGTGGAGGAAGTGCATCAAAAGAGCCTTTAATGCCGACAGTTAAAAAGATTGAATCTTGGGATTTGAATAAAATGCAAAAAGAAGAACTCAGAACTTATTCAAAACAAGAATACAAAAATTATCACAAGTACAAAGAACGTCTTGAAAGCGACAATAAGGATTTCCAAAAAGGTGGCGTTCATTATAGAGGCACAAAATTAAGAATGCAAAGACATAGTGATAATTATGACAAAGCATATGGCGAGGCACAAAAACGAGGCTATACGACAGGCGATAGTAATTGGTAATTGTGTCGAAATGATACTGAATACACTGAAAACACTTCCAATCAGAACTATTCGAGGGATGAATGTTGGTGCAGTAAATATAAGGAGACAAATTATGACGCAACGAGAGAATGACAAGAATAAATCAAATTTAGACTTGTCTGAACGAGTAAGTCAAATCGCTGAAAGCGATATGACAGAAATCACACCACAAGAAGCCTTCAAGAGCAAAAAGAATTTTGAAGAGTTTATGTCGAACGAGCATCCGGCAATTATTTTATCGACACTTGCGGATTATCCAAAAGCAGATGGCAAAGGGATTGTTACGATAGCGGAATTAACACAAAACTCGGAAACATTAATCAACGGACTTGATGCAATAAAAACATTTCCTCAAGCACCGTTTTTTGTTTGGATTGTTGCAAATGAACGAGAAAATTTAATCTCAGCATCAGAAGTAATAAACAAATATGCAGATAAAAATTTCGGGATTTTTATTTTTAAAGCCTCATTAAATGATGAAAAAATAACGTTTAAGTGCCTATTAAAACCCGATATAAAAGCAAAATCAACAAGTGGTGGAAAAGCAAAACAAATACAACTTGAATATTGGGAAAAATATTCAGAAGTCTGTGATGAATTAGGCGAAGGGAATTTTCAAATAACCCCCAAACCTAAACATTGGCAATATATTTCAATGGGTAAAGCAGGCGTCTCCCTTTGGTTAACGGTTAATACACAAATTGGTTTTATCGGAGTTGATTTTTTAATCAATGACGACAAAGAACTATTTAAAAAATTACAAAGCAACCAAAAAGAGATTGAAAAGGAACTTGGCATATTGGATTGGGAAAATAAACCAAATTCAAAAGCGAGCAGAATAAGAAAAACCGTACCATTTGACATTAACAATAAAGAAAATCTAAATACTTCAATTAAAGCTCACATCGAAATGGCGAAAACATTTAAAACAACTTTCAGTAAGTATTTATAGCGTGTTGGATTCGGAACAGCCTTCAAATAGTTCCAATTCCAACCATTCAGACTGATTAATATAGATGTTAAAGATAAACGAAAGGAAACTCAAATGGAAGATAAAATAATTGAAAAAACAACTTTTTACAAAGATACGCAATCAATCGGACATCGTGAAATTTATGAGCATAACGGTATTAAAATTAAACTTGAATTAGAATCCGATAGCTTTGAACAACAATGCTTTGCAAAAGCGTATGTACTTGATGGGTTAAAATGGAATGAAATTTATTCAATCCCATTTGTTGAAATGAAGACTCCAAAAGGATTAAGCTACCAGTCTCAATATATAAATAAGGAATCTACAGCTGAAGTTGAATTCCAACAAGATGTTAAACGATTGAAAAAATACATAAATATGGTTCTGTAATTTACATTGTGTTGAAATGATTCAGAATAATCAGCAAACACTTCCATTCTAACTATTCCGAGTGATTAATAGTTGTGTAAACAGATAAATGAAGGAGTAACAAAATGACATACAAAAATCAAGATAACACAATGTACGGAACTAAAATTTACAACTACCAAACAAAAGAAGTCGGTTTATTGATTTTTACTTGGACAAACGAATTCGCAGACGGAGACGTTTCATTCGCCACCTGTGTTGATCAAAAAGGTAAAAAATACGATACCGAAATGGATAATATTATACCCTATGAGGATTTAAGTAAAAAATAATGAAATTTAAAATTGATGTGCGCCATAAAAAGGCGCCGGTAAAACAATTATTAATAAAATCTTTAAAGGCTATAAAAATTAAAAAAACGGTTATACAAAAAATAATTTATTGTGTTCTTATCTATGTGGATACCACCAATTCAAAGGAGGTACAATGGATTTGAATTACAAAAAAATCGGGAAAAAAATTAAACGGCTTAGACAACAACAAAAACTTTCTCAAGAAATTTTTGCTGAAAAATGTAACTTATCTTCATCCTATATTAGTTACATTGAACAAGGACACAAAAAGATAAGTTTAAACTCAATTGTTAAAATCGCAGAGTTTTTAAATGTTGCTGTTGATTTATTATTAAACGAACAAAAATTAGAAAACCTGTGTATAGAACAGAAATTAAATATCTTAATTAGTGATTGTAATTTTTTTGAAAAACAAATTATCTATGATGTAGCAAATACAACAAAAGATAGTATAAGAAGAAACATAAAACTTGACTAATGGTCAAGTTTTTTTGACTACTGGTTTATGGTATTTCAACATTTTGCTTTTTATAATCAATTAATATAAGGAAATGGAAATGGACAATAATATTGAAATAAAAAAGGCAAAAATACGAGAAAGATATAAAGGAATTAATTCAAGCGAATTTGAAATAATTCCAGCTTTGCCACCACAAAATTTATATGATGATAATAAAGAAATGCGTGTAGCAGCATATGCAAGAGTATCAACTATTGATATTAATCAAACAACATCCTATGAATTACAAAAAAATCACTATGTAGATTTAATTAACAGGCATAAAGGATGGAGGCTCGTTGATATCTATGCTGATGAGGGCATCTCTGGAACATCATTAAATCATAGAGATTCTTTTATAAAAATGATTGAAGATTGTAAAAATGGAAAAATAGATTTAATTGTGACAAAAAGCGTTTCTAGATTTGCAAGAAATACTCTTGATTGTCTTGAATATGTCAGAGAATTAAGAAGTTTACCAAACCCTGTAGGAATTTTATTTGAAACAGAAAATATATACACATTAGACAATCGTAGCGAAATGGCATTGTCATTTCTTGCGACAATGGCACAAGAAGAATCTCATATAAAAAGTGATATTATGAATGCTTCTTTAGAAATGCGATTTAGTCGAGGGATTTTGTTAACACCAGCATTACTTGGATATGATAAAGACGAAAATGGAAATTTAATAATCAACGAAGAAGAAGCAAAAACAGTAAAACTAATCTTCTTCATGTATTTGTATGGAGATACTTGTCAACAAATAGCGAATTTACTTACTGAGTATGGAAGAAAAACGAAAAAAGGAAATATAAAATGGTCAGCCAATTCTATATTACAAATACTTCAGAATGAAAGACATTGTGGTGATGTTCTTACAAGAAAAACATGGACACCGAATTATTTGGATCATAAATCCAAAAAGAATAAGCAAAATCTTGAACAAAGAAGATGGAAAGACCAACATGATGCAATAATATCAAGAGATGATTTCATTGCTGTTCAAAGATTAATAAGTAATGCAAAATATGGAAATAAAGGGTTCCTCCCTAAGTTAAAAGTAATTCCAGAAGGAGTTTTAAAGGGGTTTGTCTCTATTAATCCAAGATGGGCAGCTTTTAAAGCGGAAGATTATATAAATGCAGCAATGAGTATAGATGTAGAACCCTCTGAAAACATAGAAAATATTGAATTAGAAGCTAACACTGGTGATTTCGATTTAAGAAAATTCGAGGTTGCTCGTTCGCAATTTTTTGACATAATACACAAAATTTGTGTGACGTTTTCTAATAGCTCAATATTATTTAATACTGATTGTGTAAGGAAATTTGATAAAGTTTTATATGTTGAAATGTTGATAAATCCAATGAATAAATTATTAGCAGTTAGACCTTGCGATAAAGATTGCAGAAATGCAATAAAGTGGGCAAAGATAACTCAAAATGGATATTATTCACGTTCTATTAGTGCTACGGCATATATTAAAACTCTTTATAAACTTTTAGGGTGGAATACTTCATATAAATATCGAATACGGGGATTAAAAAAAGAAAAAGGTAATGAACCATTATTAATATTTGATTTATCTGAAACGGAAGTTTTTATATCCCAAGAAAATGAGAAAAATGATTTAGAACCAATTTCGGAGAATGTAAAACTGTTTACTGCGGGTCCTAAAAAAGATATTATGGCATTCCCGTACAGTTGGGCTGATTCATTTGGAAATAATTATTATAGACAAGCACAAATAAATGAACTTCTAATTTTAAATGCAAAAGAGTGGAAAATAAATATGGAAGGTATTGCATATAATTCGGAAGAGCTAAATACAACAACAGTAGAAGAGCTACAGAATGGAATAGAAACGCTAAAAGCGAACATGAAACAGGAGACTATTAATGAGTGAAAACGAAGCAGAATTTCAAAATATATCAAATGAAATTATAGATTCAAAAGCTGAATTACAACAACAAAATATTGATACCATTGAAGACGTAAATTTTGACTATGAAGGTTATCAAGTAGTGCGTGGAGAATATTTTGCACACTTATATGAACCATCAATTACTTTTAATCGTTGTAAGGTTTCGCTTAATACTGCTTGTATAAAACGTATGCCCGAAATAAATTATGTTCAAATTTTAGTAAATTCTGAAGAAAAAAAACTTGCGGTTCGTCCTTGTGATGAAGAGGAAAAAGACTCATTTTTGTGGTGTACCGCAAAAAGAAAACCTAAACAAATTACCTGTCGCGTATTTTTTGGAAAAATTGTTGATTTAATGGATTGGCATAGTGATTTTAGATATAAATTATTAGGGAAATTAATTAGAAGTAATGGTGAATATTTATTTATTTTTGACTTAAATTCGCCAGAAATATATACCAGAAACATTGCAGAAGGAGATGAAAAAGTTAAGATGTCAAGAGTTCCTGTATTTCCAGAACAATGGAAAAATCAGTTTGGTTTACCTGTTAATGAGCATAAAAAGCAATTACAAATTAATATTTTTAATGGCTATACCATTTTTGGTATAAAAAGCAAATCAAATAAAATTGAAGATACAAAAAATGTAGGACAAGCGGAAAATATAAATTTAATTCCATCGAATTCGGGGGAATTAAACACAAATGATTTAGACCAAACGAAAGGAAATATAAATGAATAAAGTTTTACAACCTTCTATAGTTATTGATTTGAAAAAACCATTAATTAGAATTCATAAAAGTACTTTACATATACTTGGCAATCCTGAATATATTTTATTATTAGTAAATCCAAATGAACGAACTATCGCAGTATTACCTAGCGAAAGAGAAGATTCAAAGGCTCATCATGTTTCAAAATACTCTTTAAGAAATAATAAATCATTTGAATTGTATAGCACAAATTTAATACGAAATTTAAAAATATTGCAAGAAAATTGGGAAAATAATGGAATATATAAAATCTATGGGTTTAAAATCCAAGAACAAAACATAGTTAAATTTAATATGTCGGAAGCTTTTATTAGTAATCTACAAGAAGGATCAAATGATTGAAAAGAAAATTTATGAATTAAAAATTAATACACAATTTAAACAATTAATACCACCTTTAAATGAAAAAGAATTTGAGCAGTTGGAATTAAATATAAAAAAAGATGGTTGTAGAGAACCAATATGCGTGTGGGGAAATATAATTGTTGATGGACACAATAGATATGAAATATGCGTAAAAAATAATATTCCATTTTTTATTCAAGAAATTGAATTTTCTAATAAAGATGAAATAATTGTTTGGATTTGTGCGAATCAATTAGGGCGTAGAAATATTTCTGATGAAACGAAAAAATATTTAATTGGAAAGAGGTATGAAACCGAACGAAAGTTACTAGGTAAGCTGACAGGACGAAATCCATATACAAAAATATATAAACAAAATAGTGAATTAAAAGAAGCACGAAGTAAAAACCATAGACCTCTTGCTGCAATTAAATTAGCAAAAGAATACAATATTTCTAGCCAAACAATATTAAGCTATGCAAATTATGCTAAATCAATTGACAAATTAGAGAAAAAAGAACCAGAACTTATCTCTGAAGTTTTAAAAGGTAATCTTAAAATTTCACAAGGACAATTAATTAACTTATCAAAACAAGAAAAATCTCAGAATAATATAAAAAATTATATAAAAAATAAATGTAATCCTAATAAAATTAATACTAAAATCGCGCATAAAGTTACAATAAAAGATATGCCGAGTTACGATCCAGATGCTACAATTAATAGCCTTTCGTTTACAATTCCATCTTGGATAGGTTCAATAGATAGGGTTTTAGAAAAAGAAGATTTTATAAATGTATCAGCAAATGCAAAACAAAAACTAAAAGAAGGATTGGAAAAGCTAAAATTTACTGCTGATACAATACTTTTAGCTATGGAGGAAAATAATGACGGAATCTAACGAATATATTCCAAATGTACATTTTGAACAAATACCTATAAAAAATCTTGTATCAAACCAAGATTATCAAAGGAATTTATCTGATGTTCATGTTAAACGAACTGTTGAAAATTTTGATTTATATCAAATAAACCCAGTAAAAGTAAGTAGAAGGGATGGTATAAACTATGTTTTCAACGGACAACATACCATCGAAACTATTGCAACTGTTTCGGGTTCAAGAGAAACTCCAGTATGGTGCATGATATATGATGATTTGATTTATGAACACGAAGCTGACATATTTGCCAATCAGCAAAAATATGTAAAATCGTTAACTCCTTATGAAATCTTTATTGCAAATATAGAAGCTGAAAATTCTGAACAATTAACAATTAAATCAATTGTTGAATCGTATAATTTAATGATTACTCCGACAAAAACGCCAGGTGGAGTATGTGCAATTTCTTCGCTAGAATATATATATAAAAAATTCGGATATCATGTATTAGATGGAACACTTCGTCTATGCATTGCCACGTGGGAGGGAGATATCAATTCTTTATCTGCTAGTATGCTAAAAGGTATAGCAAAATTAATAGTAGCTTACGGTTCTGAATTAGATGAGGATATTTTTAAAGATAAACTTGGAAGGTGTTCTCTTAAGGAAATTTCAAGATGTGCTTCTGAAAGGAGTAATGGATCTTTAGGATATGCGGAATCAATGCTTACTATTTACAATAAACGATTAAGAACTCCTCTGCATTTTGGTAAGTTATACAATAAAAAAAGCATTATTGAACCTGATTTTTTAAATAAAGAAATATTATATGAAGCCCAAAACGATAATTAAAAGGATAATAAATGAAAATAAGGATAGTATCAGATATTCATTGTGATATAAATGAATATAAAAAATTTAATTTTGAGGATGAGTTTATAATTTGTTGTGGAGATATTTCGGGCGATAGATTTACAACCGAAAAATGGGTTAATGAAAATATCAAACAGGGTATTTTCGTCGCCGGTAATCATCTTGGCTACAATCATATAACTAATGATAAAAATGACAGCATTAATTTATCCGTAAAATATCTTCAAGATAAATTTTCAGATGGACCTGTTCGCTTTTTAGAAAATCAATACATGATAAAAGACGATATTGTTTTTATTGGCTGTATTTTATTTACTGACTTTGATTTATTCTCAAGCAGGGCGTTATCACAAGAAATTGTAAGAAGAAATTTAAATGATTATAGATATGTAAAAATTTATAAGCATAATATTTTAACTAAACTTATTCCTGATTATACATTGAATTGTCATATAAAAAGTAAACGATATATAAATAAAATTTGCAAAGAATTTTCTGATAAAAAAATAATTATAATTACGCATCATGCACCAAGTATTTTATCGGTTCAATATAGATATAAGACAGATTTACTTAGTGCCGCATTTGCAAGTAATTTAGAATCTTTAATAGAAAAAAATAAAAATATCATACTATGGTGTCATGGACACTGCCACAATAATGCCGATTATAGAATATTTAATACAAGAATTGTTGCAAATCCTCTTGGCTATTACGATGAAAATCCAGATTTTATAAAAGAAGGGGTGTTAATTGATACAGATGAATTATAGGAGTTATATTTATGGAATTTGAAAAATTTAAAAAACATATCGAGAGAATAAGAAGCACTCATAAAAGAGAAGAAGAGCTGTCAAAATGTATAGAAAAGAATCTTGCAACAAGTACATATTGCATTGTTGATTTAAGTTCAGAGGTGGAAGCTTCGGTTGTAGAACTTTTGGCAGATTATTATGATTGCCATTTCGAAATCCAAGAACATTTAGATAATGAAATATCTTGGTGGTTGTATGAAGATGTCGAAAAGAAAATATACATAAAAGGAAATGGCAATGAAAAAGAAATCGATATAACAAACATAAAAGATTTTTGGAGATATTTAGAAGATAATAAAAAATCAAAAATAGATAAATTATCTAAATAATTTCAAAATTATCATCCAATTTTTGAGGAAGCATAAAATTAAATCTTGCTTCAAAGTCATTAAGGCATCGATAACCTAAGTTTTTTGATATTAGGTTTATTTGAATATTTTTTTCTAACATTAAATGAATATGTGTGTTTAATAAAATATCATAATTTTCGATATTTATCTTATTAAAAATCACACCTGATTTATTTTTATCTAAAAATTGGAATATACAATCAGGGAGCTTTAGTGTACGTATTCTATACAAGCGACGATGTGCTTGTATTACATTTTGATGAGACATTTTATCTATTTTTACTGTTTTATTTTCAAAATCAATATCTTTATATTTTAAAGCTAAAAGCTCTCCAATGTTTATTCCTAAACATATTATCCATAATTCAGGACTATGCTTCTTTTTTATTTCTAAAATTTCTTTATCCTGTAAATGTTTTGTTTCTAAAGCTTCTAAGATATTATTTTTACTTGAAAATTTAAGTGACGGATTTATTTTCGCATAAGTTCTGTATATTTTACTAAGTGTCGACATTATCATTCCTACACTTGCAGATGAAAAGCCTTCCGATAATATTTTACTTTGAAATTTTATAATATCTTCTTGAGTAATTTCATCAAAACGAAAATTTTCGAAATATGGGATTAAATGATTTTTTAAATATCCTCGCATATGGATTGTAACATTATTTTTATTGTCTATTTTTAAAAAATCTTCAGCTGCTTCCATAAAAGTTTCATAATAAATCTTATCACTATCTTTTTTCTTTATTATTTCATCTGTTTTTATATTTGGAATTTTCAATATTGGTTGTCGCATTGTATGTATGGCTTCTTTAGAAAATTCTTTTGTCAACATCCTTTTAAAAGTTTGAGTACAAGGAAGTAATTCTTTTTTATGACCATATTTAGTCAAAAGATTTACAGCAGTTTCTAATGGTGGACCATTGGGAGAAAGGTATATTGTTTTGAAATCTTCATACATTTCAAGTTCAAGATTAGAATTTTTTCTTTCATATTGACCATATTTTGGTATTAAGCCTTTTACACCATAGTTTATAAATTTTTTTCTTTTCCTCATAAATGTAGAATATTTAATTTCATAATTTTTATTTTGTTTTCCTATTTCTTTTAAGCAGGTTTGTATGTTCTGACCACGAAGTTTTTCTAACATTTTAAAAACTGTTAAATATTTAATAATCATCTCTTTTATACCAACAGAAGCATTGTCAAAGACTTTTTGCTCTTCTTCATCTTTAAATATTTTTTGATTTTCATTTGCAAAATTTTCATTTTTCAAAAAATTTATTTGGCTTAATTTTTTAACACATTCTTCTTGAATATTATCTATTATTACATTTGGCACTAGGTTTAATACGACATCTTCAGTTTGTTTTATTTTCGAATACAAATATTCAGTATTTGAAAGTTTCTTTATTATTTTATCTTTTTCAAGTTCTTCTAATACTTCAATAATTTCAGCTTCTTCGGCTTCTGAAAATCGAATAATATCACTTATTGTAAATTTTGTAAGTCTCTTAGCTATTTTGCGAATAGTCGAGGTTAAGTTCTGCGTCTTGATTTGCGATTTCATCATTTATAAACTCCTTTAATGTTGTTTCGTCAATCGAATTTATTCCGTTTGATTTTGCTACTTGTTCTGCTTTATTTATTAATTTAACTATTTGTCGAAATCGATTTGTTTTTGTATAAAGAATATTTTTCGCACAATCTGTCATTTCTATTTCTGATAAAGTATCAATAATTTGAGTAATATCTTTTTTAGAAAAAGGTTCAAATTTGTATATTTCAGAAATTCGGTCGTATAAATGTTTATATCTCATAAGTCGACTATTTGCTTTTCCCATTCCAACCAATAAAATAGGTGCATCCGTTTTATCATGAATGTCCCTTAATGTTTCTATTGCTCTTGTATCCATCGTTAAATAATCTACTTCATCTACTATTATTGCTCGTGGCTCTCTAATTAATTGAGCTACAACTTGATTAAACATATTTGATATTTTATGATATGGCATTTCTCCAATTTCTGCGATTATTTCTTCAAGTAACCACCGTACGGACATTGTATTATTGCACCTTACAAATATTGCATCGTTTTGAGTCGCCCACCATACAACAGAATATGTTTTACCTAATCCAGGTTCGCCATAAACAAGTCCCATTCCGGGGACTCCTACTGCTCTGTTTTGTAGGTTGTTCATTAAAGTAATTAATTGTTTAACATTTTTTGTTTTAACGAATATTTTTTTCATAATTGTTCCTTTCTTGGTTACTCGCATTAAATGGTATTTTCATTCGTATATCTCCTTAAATTCATCTGATTTTATGTAATTTTCAAACCACTTTCTGTCATCAATTCCGATACAACCGTTTTTTAAATGCCACTCATAGCGTTCGTAATTGTTTTTGAATATCGGTCTTGCAACAATTGAGGTTTTAACTTTTGGTATAATTTTTCTTTCTGTAGGTGTTTGTGTGGAAGCCTCTTTATGAGGAATTATTTTTAAATTGTTCATTAATTCTTTTTCTATCAAATTAATATCTTCGATTTTAAAATGTTCTTTGACGGCTTTTATCGTTTTCCGTCTCAATTTAGCTTGTTTTTCTATCTTTTGCTTATAATCCTCAATGTCTTTAATATCGCCCATTTGATTTGCTAAAGGATGCGTTTCGGTAACTCGTTTTGCTTTACAAATATATTCACCTTTTAGTGTAAAAACTTTTATTGTAGATAGGTCGAATAAACTGTATTTAATTATTGTTTGACCTTTAATTCCATACAAAGCCTCGTCAAAATAGTCAGCTTTTAAAAACCTTATTCCGTTTCTGCCGATACTTTTTATCTCTTGTGCCATCATCAAATCATCAAGCTGTGATTCATCAATGTTTTGTTTTTCAACTTCGTTAATAACTTCTTGAATTGTTTTACCTTCTGCATTTGTGCAAGGTTGAGCGTGCTTGTATTTTAACCATTCTTCTATCAAAACTATTGCCTGTTCCATTGTCGGAATAAAACTAGCTTTTTGCTCATGGATTTTTTTATGTAGCTTCTCATTCCTTTTCATATACGCAGGTTTATTCTCAATACTTGTGCCGATATAACTTGGCATAAGTTTTTCAAACCCTTCTTGAAAATCAAGGAAAAATCTTTCAATAACTTTTGCTCTTGCATTATACGGAGTTGCATAAACTGGTTTTATTCCGAGTTTTTGATAAATCCCTGTAAAGCCTAATTCTTCAAAGCGGATTGGCGGCAGAGGGCTGGAGTCGGCTTCGCCGCGTGCCCGTTTAACGCCGCCAACCAAGCGCTTTTTATCACCGTTAAAGAATTTACTTTTAAAAGCTCTGCCGTTATCTTGGTAAACAAAATCGGGGATATGATCTAAATGCAAAATGGCATTTCTTAAGGCGGAGGCTATACTTTGCGTACATTCTTCGAGCATAATATCATAACCGACAAGCCCACCTGATTTCCAATCTAAAAACCCTATTAATGTTGCTCTACAAGGTTTTCCTGTAAACGGATTTAGTACTTGAAAATTAAGTGTATGACCGTCAGCGATTAAAACCTGTCCCGATTTTAAAAGACTTGCATTTCTTACAATGTAAGGTTCAACTTTATCTTTAAGTGCTTTTTGACCTTCTCTTGCTAAAATCCATTTGTCATAATTATTATCTCTAAACCACTCGGCATATCTTCTGAAAGTTACATCTTTGGGTAATATTTCAAACCCACGTTCAGCTAAAATATGTTTTGTGAGTCCGATTGATTTTCCTATTGAAAATGAGTTTGGTGATAAAAGTATTTTTAAAAATATTTTTATCTGTTCTTCATTTAACGTTGTTCTATATTCTTTCCTTGTTGAATATTTATATTGCCCGACTAAAGCAGTCCAATCTTGATTATAGCTTAATAAAGCTTTCCATCTATACAAAGAACCATATGAAACTCGTCCTATAATATTAAATATTTCTTCATGGAGCATACCCGTGTTATATAGTTCAATAAATTTTTGATCAGCATTTTTGTTATCTTTAAATTTTTGTTGCTTATATTCTTTTCTAAAACTCTGCCAACAAGTAATAATATCATATTTTGCAAGAGCTAATTTCTTCTGATTTTCAGATATTAATTTTTCCTGCTTGATGTTTAAATTATTGAGCTCAATTATTTCATTATCTACTGATTTATAGTCGTTATAATATTCATTTACATATTTAAGCTGATATTCTTCTTCGATGGTGCTTAATTTAATTTTGTAAGTTTTCCCGCCTCGAATTTTTTCTATTTT